AAGACTGTAGCCGCTATTAACGAGGCTATCCGGTACGCTATCAATTGCCAGCTAGAGCGCCCAAGAATTGGCTACATCGCTCCAACATATAGCCAGGCTAAGAGGGTGGCATGGGATTACCTTACCCACTACACACGACCACTGGGTGCGGTGGCAAACATTGCTGAACTACGGGTAGACTTTTGGGATAGGCGAATACAATTATACGGATCAGATAATCCAGATAGTTTGCGTGGACAGTACTTTGACCTAGTAATTCTGGACGAGATTGCAGACCAGAACCCTAAGATTTGGAACGAGATCGTCCGCCCTGCCCTAGCTGATCGCAAGGGAAAATCCATATTTATCGGAACTCCCAAGGGGGCCAACCACTTCAAGGAACTGCGAGACAGGGCAGAGGTGGAACCAGACTGGTGCTTGCTAGAGTTCAAGGCAAGCGAGACTGGCATCGTAGACGCAGAGGAACTAGCAGCAGCCAAGCGGGAAATGGGCGATGATAAGTACGCCCAAGAGTTTGAGTGCAGCTTCCATGCGGCTATCGAGGGTAGCTACTACGGCAAGATCATGAACGATCTGGAGGCTGAACACAGATTCACAGAGATCAAGCGAGACGATCTAGCCAAGACGTTTACAGCCTGGGACTTGGGTATCGGCGACTCTACCGCTATCTGGGTGGCTCAGATGATTGGTAAGGAAATTCGCTTACTGGACTACATCGAGAACCATGGCGTGGGGCTAGAGTGGTACGTCAGGGAGCTTAGAGAGCGTGACTGGCTGAAGGCTGAACACCTATTGCCGCACGATGTACAGGCGAAAGAACTTGGCACAGGAAAGAGCCGTCAGGAGCTTCTAGGCGATCTAGGGCTAGATGTGACGGTAGTACCAAGGCTAGGCGTAGATGATGGCATACAGGCGGCTAGGCGCATCCTGCCAGACTGCTGGTTCAATATGCCACAGGTTAAACAGGGCGTAGAATGTCTGCGGAACTATCGTAGGGAATACGATGAGAAGCGCAACGTGTTTTACGACAAACCATTGCACGACTGGGCATCACATTGTTTTGTTGGTGAGACGGAAGTATTGACTCGTAACGGAATGTGTCAGATAATGAACCTACCTATTACTGGGGAGGTTTTGACACAATGTGGCTGGAAACAATACATAAATCCGAGGATCACAAGGAAAAATGCCCGACTTGTGGAAGTGGTGTTCAAAGGCGGGTATACGGTGAGATGTACGCCGGATCACAAGTTCTTAACGGCGAACGGGTGGAAATCCGCAGAGTCCCTAACGAAGGGTTTGCTGATCCAATCTACCTTGACCCGCTCACGCAGTATTTTGATGGCGGCTTATACCGTTTATGGAAAAATGAAAGGTATTTGTCTAGGGGTGGTAAAAAACTCCATAGGGCTGTTTGGGAACTTGCGTTTGGTAAATTGCCAGAAGGACACCACGTCCACCATAAAGACGGCAACCCTGCAAACAACTTGCTTTCAAACCTTGAGTGCATTGAAGCTGGAGAGCATCTCAGTTTGTCAGGTAAGCAGCGACATATGGGAGCGCAAGAATCATTTACCTCTCTTGAAAGAGAAAAAGCAGCGGAATGGCATCGCTCAGAAGAAGGGAGATTGTGGCACAGACGGCTTGCTGAACGGACGCAAAACTGGACAAAATGGAAGCGGGAGCAAATGCAGTGCGCTTGGTGTAATAAGATTTTTGAAGGACTTGTTCGCAAAAGCGGCAATCAGCAAAAGTATTGCCACCAAAACTGCAAAGCCGCTTTTTATAGAAACCGTAAGGCAATTGAATCAAACGGATGATGTATGGTGCATTACTGTGCCTGAAGCAGAACACTTTTCACTGTCTAATGGTGCTGTTGTTCATAATTGCGCCGATGCCTTCCGGTATCTAGCGGTAGGTATAAACAATGTATCTACATCGTGGGCAAAACCATTACAAGTTAACACAAGGTGGATCGTCTAATGTGGGTCATGCCTAGAGGGAACCCCGTCAGTCGGGAAGAATACGAGGCTCTAGCCGAGCGAGTACGCCAGCTAGAGGAAAAGCTACAGGAATTGCAGCCTAAACGCAGGGCTAAGAAAGAGGATCAGGACAATGGATGAAGGTCGTTTGAAGGCTATCCTAGAGGACGAGATTGATAATGCCATTGGCTACTTGGACTCTGAGACAACGCAGGCTAGGGCTAAAGCACTAGAGTATTACTTACGTCAAAATTACGGGAACGAGGTCGAAGGCCGCTCACAGATTGTTACTGGTGAAGTTGCCGAGGCTATTGATGGTGCGCTGCCGCAATTGATCCGTGTGTTTACGCAATCAGATGATATTGTGCGCTTTGAGCCTAAGTCTCCTGGGGATGAGGAAGGCGCTAAACAGGCGACCGAGTACTGTAACTGGGTGTTCTATGCCCAGAACCCAGGCTTTTCTATCCTTCACGACTGGTTCAAAGATGCATTGATGCAAAAGACCGGAGTGGTCAAGGCGTACTGGGATAGCAAGGTAGACGTTACCAAAGAGCGGTATGAGAACCTGACAGACGATGAACTGGTGCTATTGCTGTCTGATGGCGCATACGAGGTAATAGAGCAAGACACAAGCGAAATGGAGACGCAAGAGGTGGATGAGCAGGGGCAACCCATGATCATTCGCTCGCACTCTGTCACGCTTGCCAAGAAAGTCACCCGTGGGGGTGTCAAGATCGAGAACGTGCCTCCAGAGGAGTTCTTGATCAGCAAGAAGGCGATCAACGTCAAGGAATCGCCATTCGTTGCCCACCGCAAGCTGCTGTCACGTTCTGATCTGGTGGCGATGGGGTTCGATCCTGACCTAGTGGCAAATCTGCCTGCATACGATGAATTGTCGTACACAGGTGAGCGTTTGGCACGATACAGCCAAGGCGAACAGCCGCACCAAGATGAAAGCATGGATCAGTCCATGCAAGAGGTCGAGGTATACGAGTGCTATATACGCACGGATATGGACGGCGACGGCATCGCTGAGATGCGCCAAGTGTTCTACGCTGGCTCGGAAATCCTGAACAACGAGGAAGTGGAGTACGTTCCATTCCATGCGCTTTGCCCAATTCCTATCCCGCACAAGTTCTTTGGCGAGTCATTGGCTGACCGCGCTATGGATGTACAGTTGATCAAGTCAACCATTGTGCGTCAAATGCTAGATAACCTGTACTTGTCCAACAATTCCCGTGTGGGGGCGGTGGAAGGTAGGGTGAATCTGGATGACCTGTTGAGCGTCACCCCAGGCGGCGTGGTCAGGATGAAAGACCCCAACGCAGTCGTACCACTTAGCGTACCATCTGTAATTGCCCAAGCGTTCCCAATGCTGGAATACATGGACAACCAGCAGAGCAAGCGCACAGGCGTGTCCGATGCGCAGCAAGGGCTAGACCCCAATATCCTCCAGAACGTTACCGCAGCGGCTATTGCAGCCTCTACAAACGCTGCTGGCGGCAAGATGGAGCTGATTGCCCGCATCTTCGCTGAGAGCGGCGTTAAGAGCCTATTCTTGGGCATCCTGCACCTAGTATGCAAGTACCAAGATAAGCCGACTATCATCCGTCTGCGTGGCAAGTATGTCGGCATTGATCCCCGTGCATGGTCTAATCAGTACGACTTAGAGATCAACGTAGGGTTGGGAACTGGCAACAAGCAGGAGCAGATGGCGATGCTCCAGATGGTGCTGGCAAAGCAGGAGGCAATTCTGCAACAGTATGGTCCTGCTAACCCGTTGGTCTCGGTTGGGCAGTACCGTCAGACGCTCGGTAGGTTTATCGAGGCAGCAGGCTTTGTAGACTCGCAGGAGTTTTTCAAGGAAGTGCCGCCAGATGTTGATCAGCAGCTTCAGCAGCCACAGGAACCCAAGCCTGACCCAAATATGCAGGCTCTTATGCAGCAGGCACAGGCTCAAATTCAGATCGCACAGCAGAAGGCAATGGCTGACATTCAGTCAAAACAGGAGAAAGCATCTGCTGAAATCCAGCTTGCCAGAGAGAAAGCTGCTGCTGATTTGCAGTTAGAGAGAGAAAAAGCTGCTTTAGACATGCAAATGCAGCGTGAAAAGTTCGCTCTTGAGTTACAATTGAGGCGGGAAGAACTGTCCGCAGAAATCGCACTCAAACAGCAGAAGATTCAGGCTGATTTGGTTACAGACGTGAGGATTCCAGGATGAGCGGGAACGCAGCACTTGATCGGCAAATCGCTCAGGCGATGATGCCACAGTACAACCCAATGCAATCTATCCAGCAGATGCAGCGCCAGCCGCTACAGATTCAGCCAGTACAGAATCCCATCTTTGGCGGCAATATCCCGATGAACTTTGGTTTGCCACAACAGGCGCAGATGCCTGCTGGCTACCAGTCCACGATGGCTATGTACAGGCCAGCACCGTTTGCTGGCGGCAGACAGGATCCAATTCCAGTGCAAGCGGCATCCGACCAGCCAGTGTTTAGTCCTGCTGGTGGCGGGAACTGATGGACAAGGCACAAGCCGCTCTTAACTTGCTGATGGACGATTTCTTCATGGGAGAAATGAACACCATCAAGCAAGGATGTTTAGATCAATTCGCTAACAGCAAGGCAGAGGATTACGACACTAGGGAAGAAGCCCATCGTAAGCTCGTTGCTGTTAATGAGATTCTTTCTCACTTCCAAGCTATCGCTGCTGGTAAGCAGATGGAGCAAAAGCGGTGGAAGATTCTATAGTTCCTGCAATCTCAGGATTTATGCCTGAAATGGTATGAACTTGAACATAATTCCTGCATTTGTAGGAACACGCCCCAGACGGTTATCTGGAAACTAGGGTAAGAAGATGAGCGAAAACATGACTCCCGCTGAGGGAAATGGACCGCTATCAGTGGATTCAGCCGCTGAAGCAATGCTTGGGTTAATGGGTGGGGACGACTCGCAAGAGCAACCAGAACCGCAGCAGGAACTACAGGCAGAGGCAGATGAAGCCGAGTACGATGAATCGCAAGAGGAATCGGATGAGGCAGAGGATGATAACTCGGAAGAAGCTACGGAGCAGCCTAAATAC